CCTGGATTAAGTCATGTAATAATATGACTGGTCTGGAATTCGATAGTGGTACGAAATCTACGAAGATAAAGGTCAGCTGTTACTCTCAACGCGTGGGGAAGTTATCCCTCGCGCAAACTTCTGGCAGCTATACTGCGGAGTGCTCCGGATTGAGTTCTAGTAAGTGTGTCAAAAAGGATAGGGTAGTCCTAACCGGACCACCTGATGCCTTCAGACCTGCTTTCAAAAACCCATTTTCGAAGTATCATATCGCAGAGGCTGTCGCCTTAGTAGTCCAACGACTCAAGAGTTAAGGAGTACAACCCAAATGGGACAAATCGCCGATATCGTCATCAATGACGGCGAATCAACGCCTGTCGCTCACACTTTCAAGCTCGGAGAACTTAAACCCGGGTTTTGGAAGTTTGAGGATCGGTCCGGTGGAATTGAGTTCGGGTATCCACTAGTCTGTTTCTGGATTAGTCCGACATCAAAGACATCTCGCCTCCGTAAAGTCCGACTGAAGATTATGATACCGAAGCTCGAGGTTGTTAACGCGAGCACGTATAACGGGATTACTCCCGCTCCAACCAAAGCCTACGACGTAGGTTTTGATGGCACTTTCTTTATGCCGGACCGCGCCACCACTCAGGAAATCAAGAACGTTCGCATGATTCTCGCGAATTTCCTTGGTTCCGGTGCTGGGGTCGCGTTTTCCATCCTAGATAGTCGAGAGATGTTATACTAATCTCTTGATCATCGCCGGATTGTATTTTACGGATGAGAGGTATTCAAATGAAACCGAATCTGTCCTTTCGCAAAGCGATGGAGGATTTTCACCGTAGAGGTGGAGTTCCCGTTGACGTCAAAATTGATGTTATCTTGTCTTTCTTTGAGTCTCTCGACTGTTCGAAGTCCCTCATGTGCGCGATTTTATATCGTTACCATGAGTTCGACCAGTTAGTATCACTAGAGATTTCTCCGTCAGATTACAATGACAGAATCTCTTTTCGAGACTCCTTGGCTGCTGTCTCCTTTCTGAAGAAGTGTGAGTTTCTTTGCACGACTTTCGATCGTAAGTCTCTAGCCCTCGCAAAGTTTCGCGAGTCAGAGATTAAGTGTGCCTCGACTAACCAACGTCTTAAGAATCTTTCTTTCGACCCATCTTTTCGTGGATCGAACGTCTGGCTGCATAATGCAACCATTCGTAAAATTGAACAGATCCTTGGTGATGTTACGCTAGAAGAAATACTTGACTCGGGCGCGTTTGGTCCTGGTGCTACTACCTGTGTTAAAGGTAAAAGCACTAGTGCTGAGCGTAAATTCCAACAAGAACGCCATGTCACAATGGCACTGTACCAACTCTTTGGCCCTGGACTTGAAGTGGCGTACCCTATTTGGTATAGGGATGGCCACCTCTCAAGTCTGGAATTCCAAGAGTTTAGCAAAGTTATAACTGTGCCTAAGAACGCAAAGATAGATCGAACTATCGCCGTGGAACCGGGTATAAATATCTGGTTCCAGAAAGCGATGGGGAAGATCATTCGACGCCGACTTAGGAGGGCGGGGTTAGATCTAGATTCCGCGGAGAAGAATGTTGATCTAGCACGATACGCATCGCGTACGGGGCTTCTATCAACAATCGACTTCTCGGGAGCTAGTGACAGTATTTCTATCGAGACGGTGTCCTCCCTCCTTCCGGAGAGATGGTTCCGAATCTTGGATTGCTGTCGGACTCGTCACTATAAGCTTGGATCAGAAGTACTCCCATTCAGGAAATTCTCCAGTATGGGAAACGGCTTCACCTTTGAGCTTGAAACACTGATATTCTATGCCTCCGCTCTCGCATCCTGCGAGTATCGGAACCTAGGTACCGTTCAAGTCTCTGTTTTTGGTGATGACGTCGTACTTCCAGTTCTAGCAGAACCATTCTTCGTTCAATACAGTGAGTTCCTCGGCTTTACCGTCAATTCGTCGAAGAGTTCCTCTTCGACCTACTTCCGGGAAAGCTGCGGGTCCTACTGGTGGAACGGAGAAGACTGCAAGCCCTTCTTTTTTAAGAAGGATCCTGTTTGCCTTAAAAGCACTTTCAGTCTCGTAAACTCTTTGAGGCTTCTTGCTCACCGACGGAATTTTTATTCCGGCTGTGATCTGAAGCTGAAAGGGGCTTACTATACATTACTCTCGGCTCTCCCTTCACAGCTGCAAAGTGTGAAAGGAACAGTCGAAGGTGGTTCTGGATGTATCTGGTCGAATTTCGACGAGGCACATCCCCGTAGGCTGAGAGACGGATGGGAAGGTTATTCGTTCCTATACGTCCAGTTCAAGGCAGTCGCCTTGAAGACAGATAGCCCTGCTATAAATGTAGCTCGGCTGCACGCGCGGTCTCTTGATCGGCCACTATATAATAGTGTCCCTTTAAGAGGGGTAGTGAAACCTACGCTTTCTATAGGTTCTGTCTCACAGTGGTACAACTACGGCCCGTGGTACTAGCGGCCGCGGGGGTCTTTGCCCCCTGGTTGGTCTGATGTTGAGCTCTCGGGGTCTCCATGAGAGACCCCGGTAGTGAGGGAAATTATCCCCCTCTCTTCATCTACCTTAATTGGGTTATAC